ACCCCCTGACGAGGTCCGCACTCCGCTAATCTACGCCGCGACTTGTGCCGAATGTTCTGACGACGGACAGATGGGCTTCTTGTCCGGTCCCTGCATCCGCGTCGCCGTGGACAGGGCCTTGGACAGCGTGTCCATTTTCCTCTTCACCGTGCCCGGCGCGGCTCGCTTCTTGCCCTTGCGTCCACCGAGTTTGAAAAGCTGGTCCTGAATCTCTTCAAGCCGCATGTAGTGCATTTCGGTCACGAGATCGTAGCCGCAAATCCTACGAAGGATGCGGACGTTGGACTTAAGTGTGTGCATAGCGCGATGATTGCGCCAAACCGTCTTTTCGCAATGATCGAAGATGTCGTTCATCGTCATGACGGGCTGCACGATTTCGGGGTCTGCCTTTGTTACCAGTTCGACCTTTGCGATTTGCTTGGCCGTCTTGCCCGCCACGATTTGGGGCGCCTTTGCATAGGCTTCCCTCTCGCTACGGGCACCGGTGGAAAGGCGTTTTCGCTTACCGTCCGCGTCGAAAAAGGTGACGAGGAAGATGCCATCCTTTGCGCGCTTGGTCAGTTCCCAGCCTTGGGTAAGGGTCGTCGCCATCAGGTCACTCCGTTGATGCCCGCGCCGCAGGGGTTGCAGTCGCTATGGTTCGACGGATTTGGTTTGCGATGGCTTCTCCCTTGTCAGTCAGGCGCACGATTTTGCGCCGTTGATCGTCTTCGTCGGTTTCGAGTTTGATCCAGCCCAGCCCGTCCGGGTCGCGCTTGGTCGGCTCCATGAGCAGTTGATACGACCGGCCGATGGACTGGCCGAAAATCGGCTCCCCCCTTTTGTTGGCTCCC